TTTAATTTTTCTCAAGCAACTGCAATAGACCAATCAATAAGAGCACAAAACATTACTTCTGGAATAACAGCAGGAGACGATGATTCTTTGATCAGGTCTTTAGGATTAACTAATGAACAATTTGGCGAGCCGCAAACATTTAGAAGTGTAAGCCAAAGGATTAAAGGAGCTTTTACTGGCGGTCCAGTCCATCAAATAGAAAATCCTTTAACTTATTCAGATGAGGCAATAGATTCTTATTATAAAAATGCAGCTGGCGCTGGATTACCATATTCTAGTTTAAATGTTCAGAGTAGAGCTTTTTCCGTTGGCTTAGCTGAAGCTACTCATTCGATTGGCTTAGCAGCAAAGGGTACAGCAGCTTACGCAGCTAACGCCGACCTTACTACAGAGATGGGTTTGTCATTCTTTAAGATGCAAGACGCACCTAGAATGGGAACCGTTACTACACAAGGTGATTATTTTGGCAGTAAAACAATGATGCCATTTATGTCTTTATTCTCTGTATCGGAAAATACAGCTGCTAATAAAATATCTGATCAAACATTATCTGTAAAAGCATTTGGCAATTTAGGTAATCCAATGGAAGATATTATGAGTTCTGATTTAAACAGGTTTACACTAAGCTTTGTTTCTGGAACTGGTGAAGGTGAAAGTAAAGTTGCATCAAGAGTTAACTTAGTATGGGGAGCTAACCAATCATTAGATGAGGGTAAGTCTAAACAGTTAGCTAATTTCCTGTTAGACAATTCAGAAACGTTTAGAGATACTTTACAAAATATTAAAGTTGGAGATCAAGATATTGGAAGACAATTAGCAAGCATTACTCAGGCTAATAAAACCATGACTGGTTCACAAAGAACTGGATTAGTTGATCAAATCTCTCAAAGTATTAGAGATAAAGGAATAGTTGTCGGATATGCCGAGGGAGCTCCAGCTGAAGGAATGTTTGAAGCAGCAAGAAGATCAGGCATTAATTTAGTTGATAACGATGTTAACTTAGTTAATCAAGCTATGAGAATAGCACACGTAGACGAATCGTCAAACATGCTAGTTATGTCAGCTATAAGTGATACAAAAGTTGACGAAGTAATAGGCTGATCATCTGAGGTTGCTCAGGCTGAAACGGCTGACGCATTTTCTAAATTAAAAAGATTATCACAAGTATTTAATGACTCTTCAAAAAAAAGACAGGCCACTAAAGTAGTTCTTGAAGCTAAAAACGCAAGTTCTTTAGACAGAATAGTAGATCTGTCAAAAAGAGCAAATAGAGATTTTGATACTCCAATGACAGATTTTTTCGTAAAAAATAAAAAATCAATAGGATTAGCTGGATTAGGTCTAGCTGCAGCTGGTGTTGGTTACTATATGTATAACAATAGAAGAGAAGAAAAAAACATTCAAGAGACAATGGCTTATATGCCAACAGAGCCGGCAACCAATAGGGCACCTAGACAAATGCAACCTATGGCTATGACTCAAAGTACAAGAAGAGATCCATTGGTAACAGCTGGAGTTGTTGGCAATCTAGATAGAAATAAAATTGGCCATACAAAGATGGGCCCAAATAAAAATAATCACCTTTACGGAGGATAAAAATGTCTTTATTAAATAGCATAGGAAGATCAGCCACAAGAGCTGGTTCGTCCAAAAAAGCTCTAATTGGAGTAGGTGTAGCTGCTGGTGCTATTGGGCTTGGTCAAAGTACAGTTGGAGCTGCGGTTGATGCAGGTAATGATATTGCATTTGGCGATCCAGATGCTGATAAATACTTTCTTGGATCAAGAGGCCTTAGTCCAGGAACTTTGTTAGAGGGTACTCTTGGATCCTCTGGTGCTGCAGCAACAGGAACAATTGCTGGTGGAGCACTTGGAATGGCTGCAGGTGCAGCAGCTGGAATTGGCGCAGCTGGAATGCTAAGAAATACTGAGTTTGCTAAAGATGTAAATATTCCTAAAAATTTTGCAGATGATATTCCATTGATACGTGGCAAACAAGTCCCTTTAATTGGAGGGCAAAACCTTTTCAAAAAAGGAACAATGGGTTCAGCTAGAGGAAGAGCAGTTGCATTTGGTCTTGGCGCAGTTGGTGCAATTGCCGGCGGTGCATACGGGGCATCAACTTATACAAGAAGTCAGGTAAATAGAAATTCAGATTTTTACAAACAAAGTCCATACAGTAGAGGATCAGCAACACAGGCAGCTTCTACAAATGCATACGGGGATATGGTTCTCGGAATGCATAACTCTAGGAGGGGTTAATGGATCCAGATGAAGTCAATGAGTTAGGTGGAGGAGATGTTCCATTAGCATTTAGAATGATGGAGCATTTGCCATCTATTTCTGCATCTCTTGGATTTGCTCTTAATCGTGGTTCAAACACTCTTTTGGGTGGCGGATTCATGGATGACAGGGGAAGAACGCCAGGTTTTGGTGAAGGCAGATTCAGAAGAAGGAATATTGGACCAGGTAAACTTGGGGGTTTTGCTAGTGGTTCCATGACTCCAAGTAATCCAACAGCTAAAGCCTATTATGGGTCTTCAGCAAGAAGAGCAGGCCTAGCATCTTCAGCTGGGTCAGCAAAAGGAAAAATGGCCCTAGGTAAGGGTTCAAGAGTTAACCACATCACAATGAGGCCAAGAGCATTAGCTAGATATAACTCGTTGACCACATTCAATGCTTCGCAAAATACTCCATTCTATTCTCCTTTTCAGTTTGCATCTAAAGTTGTTGGAAACCAATTTGGAAAAAATGCAGCTTTTAGAAATGCTGTATACGGATCTAAAACGGCAGCTATTCCAGAAGAAGGTGTATTCCAAAGAGGAATGCTATCCATGATAACAGCTGGAAGAAAGTCTGATCTAATAGAAAGAAAAGCATTGTCAGGCTCTGGCAGGGCTGCAGGAAAAGTAGCAACAGCTCAGCAGCAAGTTAAGAGACTAGCATTGATGAATAATCCATCAATGGCCCAGGGTTATAAAGCAGTTGCTGGAAAAACTTTTGAATTTGGAAAAATTCTTCCAAAAAGCGCAAATGCAGGAATAGTATCAGGTGCATTTAGCGAGATGACCTTAAAGCCAACTGGACAGTATGCTTCTGGATCCTTTCTTGGTAGTTCTTTAGCTTCTGGTCAAGGTCAAGTTGGGTTAACTGGTAACTTAATGGCAAGTGCTGGATCCACTCAGGCTTCAAGGTATATGCAGGGATACTTTAGAGGAGCACTTGGACATATAGACGCTGGAGGATTGACAGATGATGCCATGAGAGGTGCAAGTAAAGCAGTTTCGCACTTTACTTCAGCAGTACAAAAACTTGGAATTGCTGGCCCAGGTTACGAGAAAGCTCTTCAAACTGGAGTGTTCAAAAGCCTTGGAGTAAAGGGAACGCTTCAAGTAGCTGGAACAAAAACTGGAGCAATGGCACTTGGAGCTAGAACAGCAGCAATGGCAATTCCTGGATTAAATCTTCTAGCTACAGCTTCTCTTGTTTATGATCTTGGAAAAATGGGTGGAGAAGTAGTTAAAAGTGGTATCAATTTAGCTAAAGATGCTGTAAAATCTATGAAAGGCTCTATGGACAAGCCACTATTTGGAATGGGATATAAAGATAATGAAGTCGCTGCTACATCTAGGTCTAGAGGAGTAATGGCAATACAGAACAGTCGCCTAAATGCTAGAAGTGCATTAGGTTCAGAGGCTGGCATGATGGCTTCACATTTTGGGTAACTTATGACTTTATTAGAAAAAACAAAACACTTTAGAGAATCTATTGAAAGACTTTCAAGAGAAGATATCTTGGAAATTTTACGAGCTCAAGATCCAGAAATTATTAAACAGATTAATAGAATCGAATGGGTGTTTGAAAATAAGCTCAATCATCTTGCATGGAAAGATGGATCTCCGGTAACATCAAGAACCTTAACTAATTACGAGCTATCTCTACTTGTGGATGAACCATTTGAAGTAGATAGAGAGCTTTTAGATTTAGGGATTAGCACCGAGCAACAAAGGCAAATTCACGTTGCAAAAGATACATGTGTTTGGGGTAAGAACTTTCTTGGTGCAGAGACAAGAGTGTATCAAACTTTAATATTAAGAGATCCAGCTTTAAGAAAGGTTCTTAGAGCAGGTCGTCGTCTTGGAAAAACATTTAGTATGGCTTTGTATCTTATACATTATAGCTATACACATAATGATGGTAGATCCTTAGTTATTGCTCCAATGAAAACGCAAGTAGAATTAATCTATCAAGAAATTTTACGATTAGCATCAAAAAATGAAATTGTATCTAATTCAATTGTTAGAAAAGTTACTTCTCCTCAATTTATGATTCAATTTTCAAACGGATCAACAATTAGATTCTTTACTTCAGGCATGAGGTCGGGCGGAAAATCAGACGTAGCTAGAGGTCAAGAAGCACATGTTATTGTTCTTGACGAAATGGACTACATGCATGCCGATGACCTTGATGCTCTTTACGCAATGCTCCAGAAAACCGCAGAAGATCAACCAGATAAAGTTTTGATTGGAGCATCTACTCCAACTGGTAGAAGAGAAAGATTTTGGGAGTGGTGCACCTCAAATGCTAGGTTTAAAGAATTTTGGTTTCCTTCATATTGCAATCCATTTTTTAATAAAGATCAAGAAGAAGAATTTAGACAAGAATATTCTGAATCTGGATATAGACATGAAATTGAAGCAGACTGGGGGGAAGATGCAGAAGGCGTTTACCCAAGAAGGTATGTAGATAAATCATTTATGGATCCAGGTTGGAGCTATGAACCAGAAATACAGTCAGCAAGAAGTTTTTATACAATTGGCGTAGACTGGGATAAATACGGCGCAGGAACAAACATTGTTGTATTAGAAGCATGCGCTGAGAATTATGAAGACGAAAGATTCAGAAGTAAAACAAGAGTTTGCTATAGAGAAGAAATTGTAAAATCAGAATTTACTTTAACAAAAGGTGTTAATAGAATTGTTGAATTAAATGAGATATTTCAGCCAAAACATATTTATGTCGACAGAGGTTTTGGTGAAGTTCAAGTAGAACTGCTTCATAAATATGGCGTAGAAAACCCATCTTCTAAATTGAGAGAAAGAGTTAAGGGAGTTAGCTTTGCTGAACTCATTGACTTAAGAGATCCTTATACAAAACTTCTAATTAAAAAAGAAATCAAACCATATATGGTTGACAATCTAAGACAATACTTAGAAAACGAAGCAATAGTTTTTCCGGCGCAAGATGAAGAACTATACCTTCAATTGATATCTTACATAGTAGTTAGAACTACTTCAATTGGAAGACCAGTGTTTGAAGCCGGAGGATCAGCAGTCGACCACGCTCATGATGCATTGATGTTAGCTTTGTTGGCCATTACTCAAAACTATGGATCGCTTCATAAAATGAACTTTGCAGTCAAAGCAGAATCGTTCTCAAATACTTTCTTTATGCCTAAGCCAATTTCTAGCGATGATGAAGATGGGGAAAAATCTGCCGTTATCAATAGATCAAACTTAAATAATGGTAGTATATCTAATAAAAGAAAATCTATTAGAAGAAGTAATAATGGTTCTGTTTCAAGAAAGATGTTTTAATTATGTCCATGAATTCATTTGATGATACCCAAACAGCTTCAGGAAGAATATTTAACGACTACTCCGTTAAAGAGGGCGCTTCAAGATCATTACACGAAGAGAGTCAAATACGAAGAGCTGAGGAAAAATTTAATGATGTAACTAATTTTGATACATATTCTTTTTCTAAACCATATAAAATACCATTAAACGTTGTTAGATCAAAAGTT